GCCTTGGTCTGCTCGATCTGGATCTGCCCCTGTACTTCGGGCGGCAGAGGCGGAGGACCAGGAGGCGGGGGCGGCGGAGGTGTCGGGTTCGAGAAGAACTGCGTCGGCTCGCCAAGTTGCAGTGCGTGGACCAGTTCCCTCAGCGTGTTGAACACGTTCTGCGGCGTGACGATGCTCTGCGCGGCGAGTTGCGGATTGGCCAGCACCTGCTGCTGCACGCCCAGCAACTGAACGAGCTGGTTGACTCGGCGACCGGTGTCGCCAGTTCCCGTGCCCACTGTCACGGACATCGAATACTGGTTGCGCCACACGCGCGGATCAACGTCGACCCAGCTTCCGTTCAACTGGAAGCACATGTTCTTGTCCTGATAGTTCGTCAGGAGCTTCTGGATCAGACGGAACGCATCCTTGACGCCCGTCTCGGCGAAGTTGCGGGCGATCAGCTTGACGCGCATGTCGGCGCGCTGCGTGATGTTCTCAAGACCAGTGGCAGTGTGGTTGAGCGTGTCAGCGTCACTGCCTTGCGTGTACTTCGTGACGCCCGTGCGCTCCTGCGACATCGTGTCGACGTATTCGAGGAACTGGTAAGCGCCTGCGCTGTCAGCCATCCCTTGCTGGAGCGGGAAGATGGCGCCCGCGTTCTTCATACGGACGATGCCGCCCGGCCGGTTGGTCAGCATGTCTTCCATGTTGACGTCTTTCTCGACCACACCTGTGCGACCGTCGACCTGCAGGCTGATGTTGTCCTGCAGCGACCGCAGCATCTCCGTCTTGATCTTCTGGATCGGCATAGCCAGATCCGCGAGGCCGCGACCGATCAGCAGACCAGGGATCGGCACCGGGCACAGGACAGCGAACGGAGGGCCGTCGCACACTTCGTTGTCGAGGATGCGATCGCCAGCCTTTGTGATCTTGCGCCACTCGCTGATGCCGTCGCCGTCGCAGTCCATCGGGATGTAGCACTCGAACAGCCACACCATGCGCTGAGTCTCGTCGCCGCTGCCGTCCTCATCCATGAGCGTGACGTACTGATCCTGCAGTGCGTGGCGTGCGCGATACAGGTCGGAGCTGTTGGTCAGCTCAGCGCGGGACTCAGACGAGATCTCGTCGACATTGCTGTAGCCCATCGCACGCAGATCGGAGATCGAGCGCTTGATACGGTGGGCACTGAAACCGTCCTCGATCCGGCGCGACGTCTCGTCAACGAGAAAGTCTTCCGGGTTCATCGCTTCAATGCAAACGTGGCCGTCCTTGACCGAGCGGGTGACCGTGACGTTGTGCAGTTGCGGCAACTGCGTGATGTCGATCGGCGCCGGCGGTTGGATGGGCGGCGGCACAGGCGCGCCGGGAGGTGCAGGCGGCTGACCCGGCAATGATGGGCGCGGCGAAATGGGCGGCGCTCCCAACGGAGCCTGGCCTGACGTCGGCGCGGCACCAATGGGCGGCTGCCCACCTGCCAGCGCTTGCTGCTGCAACTGGAATGCGTGGGCCTGCGCTTGGTATTGCTCGATAGCAGCGCGCTCCGCATACGGATCGACGTAGCTCTCGCATTCGGTGATCGTGACGGTCGGATCGTCGCTGATGATCGCCAGTTGGGCATCAGTCAGGCCGGTGTAATCCTCGCGGGTGCGAGTCGTGTCCTCTTTCCACCAGGCCTTCAGCACGCCGATCTTGCTGAGCAGCGCGGTCTTGAACCAGTCCATGAAGACCTGGAAGCCTGGGTTCTGCTCGTTGACCACGTGGTTGACGAGGTGCGTCATCTGCTCAGCACCTTGCTCGTCGCCCGGCTTGCGCGGCGTGAACTTCACCGGCTTGCCGCTGGCGAAGAAGATCTCCATGAGCGCGGGCATCAGCCACTCGACCTGATCGCTGACAGTGGTGTCGACGACGTCCGAGCGGTCGGCAGTGTCGGGCGGCGTGAGATCGCCCTCGGCCACGCCAAGGTAGTAGTACATCGCCTTGGCCTGCTCCTCGGTAATGCTGGAGCCAATCCAGTTCTGCGCGGCGGCGATCTTGTTTTCGAGGATGGCCGAGATCTCGTCATCGCTCATCTTGACGGGCTTCTCACCGTCCGGTCCCTTGACCTTCTTCACGAACTGGACCGGGACGCCGGGCATTGGCACCTCGGCCGGCGATGTGTCGGGTGCGAACGAGTTGGCGAGATCCTGCAACAGTTGGTTCTGGTCCATTATTCCGTAATCCGAATGTAATCCGCCCGGTATATCGGCATCATACTATTGTCTGCGTCCACGTCCTAGCGACGGGTAGTTTATCTTGCCGCCCCACTGCGTGCGGTTGTTGTGCATCTTTGGCGCATGCGCAGCGATGTATCGCACCATGTCGCAGGCGTGGCTGTGCTCGTCGTGGATCGGGTGGCCGGTCTTGTTGCGCGCGTACTGCTTCATGTGCGTGATGAGGCCAGTCGACTTGTCCTCGCCATCGTCCTTGTCAGCGCAGCGCGTCGCGTCAATGAACGTGGTGGGCAGCATCTCGCGCACAAGCCTGATGCCGTCCTCGACGCTCATGCTGTCAGCGATCTCGACTTCCCAGCCCAGATCCTCCATCTGCTCCTGCATGGACTTGCCAGCGCCGGCCAACGTCTTGTGGCGGGCGTCGTGCGGCATGACGAGTATCGAGCCGGTGTAGCCCCGACTGGTCAGTTCAGTGCTGAACCAGCTCAGCGGCACGCGGTGGTTCTCGATGAAGTCGATGATGCGCTTCTCGCCGGCCAGTACCTGCACCAGCCCGCAGGACGTGTAGTCGTTGAACCCGAGGTCGAAGACAGCGTAGGTGTTGAGCGTCTCGTCGTGGACCATGTTGATGATCCGGCCCTCGCGCTCCATCGTGGCGATCTCGTGGAAATAGATCGCGCCCTCGACAGCGGGGAGGCACTCGCCGAGCCAGACGTGACGGTGCATGACCGGATCGTTGGCAGCCATCGTCTGTTCTTCGAGGCGCAGCTCGGCCGGAAACCACGGGTTGCGGTCGAAGTTGATGAACAGGTTGGCGCACTTGGGCAGCGACTTCTTGACGACGACGGCCTGGTAGATCGGATCAGTCTCGAGGACAGCATTCCACGAGAACCATATCTGCGAGCCCGGCGCGCGAATGGTCGGAGACAGCATGCGCAACGTGCGCTCGGTAAGCGTCTGCGCTTCCTCGACCCAGCAGACATTGATGTCAGCCATCGACTTGATGCCGTCGGCCGTCAGGTCGTTCAAGCCCTTGAAGATGAACTTGCCGCCCTCGCAGCCGGGCGCGATGCAGCGGATCTCATTGCTGAGAACCTCGAAGCACGCGCCGAGGCCAAGCACCTTGATCTCGGCGACGAGCGTGGCGTAGACGGACTCAGCGATGGTCTCCTGCACCTCACGAGTACAGAGGACGCGCAACGCGGTCTGCGACGCTCGGATGAGCAGTGATCGCGCGAAGTTCACGGTCTTGCCCGAGCCGCGACCGCCGCGCACGCTGATATAGCGCCACTGCGGCTCGAACAGTACGCGTGACCAGCCGGGGAGCTTGGCGGCGACTTCAGCGCGATTGGGCTTCTCTGCTGGGCGTAGGAGCATTAACGAAAGTTTTCTTTGCTCGGGAAGTCGATCCAGACCCGATCAGCGGTCATGAGGCGGGCAACGGGCTCGTCGAGCACAGGCACGCCGCGCCACAGCGTCGCGATGAACTCCAGCGGTGGGTGCGGGAATGCCGCCCTCACGTAGATCTTGCCGTGCTCACGAACGTAGGCTGCAAACTCGGCCCACGTCGGGTCTACCTGACGGATAGTCGGCTCAACCGCTTCCGGCGTCTCAGTGCTTTTCTTTGCCACGTGTGCTCTCCAGTTGTCGTGCAGCGATCTTGCCAGTGTTCACGATCGTTCTCATCGAGTTGAGCAGTGAGTCGAGCGCCTGGAGTTTGTGACCCATCAGGATCGCGTTCGGCGCAGCGGGGTCGGGACACTGGCGCCACGAACTGATCAGGTCATCTTCCAGCCCTTTGACGACTTTCTTGAACGCTTCGCTGTCAAGGATCTGGGCCATCTCGACGGCCGTGTGGACTTCGTATTTCAGTTGGCTTTCAATCGCTGCTTGATCCACTTTCTTTACCTTCCGGTTGGGTGTCAACGAACTCGACGGTCACGCCAATGCCGCCCTCGGGGAACGTGTGCTCGACCTTGTCGCGCAGCAGGCCCAGATACTTCATGGCGTTGGTGAGTGCAGCGGTCTTGTCGCTGACCTTGTACTTCTTCACGAACGTCGGCGCGGACTCGATACCTTCATCCCTTAGCGTCGAACAACTTTCTCGGGTCAAAGAACGCGATCCGTGCCAGTTCGAGCAGCACTCGTTCGGCCGTGATCTCCATCTTGGCAGCGCGTTTCTTCGCCGAATCCGCGAGCGCTTTGCTCACCTCAACATGTTTCAGCAGCCGCTGGCCTTGGGAATACGCGGTCTTCTCACTATAGCCAGCGCGCTTCGCAGCGTCGGTCGCATTGAAGCTGACCAGGTACTCGTCGACGAACCTCTTGTGCTTCTCCGACAGCTTAGGTCGCGGCGCACGCTTTGGCGGCACTTGCTTACGTTTCTCTTTCATGTCGGCAACCCTTGACATCTTGGCTCTGGTGGATTACCGAATCTTAGCCGAATCGACACCTAATCGCACTCCCCGCCATCACTGTCGGCGAACCCCTCTGCGGGTAGATTATTGACCGTCATTACAACCCCCTTCCGTTCTTGACTTGATAGCCACACCGCCAGCGAGCAGCGCGGCGCCAGACAGGATCGCTCCAATCGCGCCGCCGAAACCCACCATGTCGAATGGCTTTGAATGCACAACTGAGTAGATCACACAGCCCAGAAACACGGGTAGAGACGAGAAGATCGTAGCGCAGCCTGCGATACGGAAAGCGCAGTACGTCTGACCGTCGTTCTGCGTCACGCAATCCTTGCACGCCTTCCCGAACTCAGCCCACATCAGGATCTCCATCGTCCAACAGCAAGACCAGCGGTTGCGGATCGGCTGGGACGACGGGAGTAGCGCTGGAACCAAATATGGCGGCGTGCGGGTCTACTGTCCAACCCGGCACGCCGCCAGGACCTGGTGGATAGCCGGTCAAGGAACGACCTCCCAATCCTCAGCCAGCAGTGAGTCCGTGCTCGGCATGTACACGCAGACTTTGCCGTCTGCCTGCTTGATCGCCAGATACGCTTTGTACGGCACCAGTGCGTCGCCGAAGAAGTCCTTGGCTACGCCTGTCCGCGCTGGGTAAGACCCAAGTGGCACGTAATAGACGAACACGCTCAATGCCGGCCACGTTGCTCGGGCGACCTTGCTGCCCGTCTTCAGTGCTTTGATTGCGTCACCGAAGTCCATGATCACTCCGGGAAAAGTTCGCTGACGATCTTGGCGAACTGCTTCTTGCGGCGCTCGGCCAGCGCGTGCTCATCCATGAGTCTGAGCAGCGCGTTGAAGTCGATCTGGGGCTTGCAGCACAACTCCTGGATCTTTGCCTCGGTCGTGATCAGCGTCTCGTCGATCTTGGCGACTTCGAGGTCAGCCTGAGACTTGACCTGACGGGCTCGGATGGGCGCCATCGCAGCGTCGAGTTTCTCTTTCGAGAGCGCGATGATTTCAGCGAAGGGTTTCAGTTTCATTTTTAGTCCTCTGTGAGTAAAACTAGCAATCGGTCTTTTGCAGCTTGCCGACGGCTCTCGTCATACTGCTCCTGCGTCATACCAGGCGGGTATTGCACCCCCTGCGCGTTTAGCTGGTTCTGCTGCTGTGACTGCATCCCCATACTCTGGGCAAAGTGGTTGTTGAGCGCGTTCTGGCGATCCACCCATCCCTGGTTCATCAGTCCCTGGTTCATCAGTCCCTGCCCGTACTCCATTCCGAACTGATCCATCTCACACCCCCGTCGAAACCACCAACTTTACACCCAGGAGGGGCGGTCTTTGCCTGCTGTCACCTGCGTCGGCACATTAGGTCTTGCAGTACAGATTCCCATGAACGGCGCCGTCAGACGCCCCGCATGTGCCATACGGTGCCGCACCTCTGTCACCGCTTTCCATCGACCACTTTCCATCGACCACATACCTGACAATCTTCTCGATCTCGTCCAGTTTCACCGCGTGCCCTCCAGACCAG